ACGGTCATGATCGTGATGGATTAGGTTCAGAAGAGAATTATTTCTGGAAAACAGCAAAAGAAAGGTCAGTTGACACCAACATTGGAGCAGGAAACACCGCAATTTCGCAAGAAGGAGTCATAAATATCAATATTGAACCAGAATTGGGATAATTTTTGTTAAAAAAAGGGTATAAATAAATATAAAACTTGGTTAATGGCATACAAAAGGGTTTCAAGAACGTTTAAAGACATAAGTTTATCGTTTGACCCCCATCCAGTCACAAAAGATTTACCCATTTTAAAGAATGAAAGAGCAATCGCTCGATCTGTACGTAATATTGTAGAGACTATACCTACAGAAAAATTTTTTAACCCTGATTTTGGGTCAGATGTATACAAAAGTCTCTTTGATTTTGTAGATTCTGGTACTGCTGGCATAATTGAAGACCAAATTAAAAATTCGGTTGAAAATTATGAACTAAGAGTTAATAATGTAAGGGTTGAAGTTGACCCATTTCCCGATCTAAATGAATTTGAGGTCACTGTAATTTATGATATTGTCGGTCAAGAGTTCCCAACTCAAGAATATTCATTCATATTAGAGGCAACAAGGTAACATGCCTTTTTCTAACTTTACAAATCTTGATTTCGATCAAATAAAAACGTCAATTAAGGACTATCTTCGTGCAAATTCCAATTTTACGGACTTTGATTTTGAAGGTTCGAACTTTTCTGTGTTAATTGACACACTTGCATACAATACTTACATCACAGCATTCAACTCTAACATGATTGTGAATGAATCTTTTCTTGATTCTGCCACTTTGAGGGAAAATGTCGTATCTTTAGCAGGAAATATAGGTTACACACCAAGGTCTAGAACAGCAGCAAACGCACAAATATCGTTTGATGTCAATATCACTAATGATGTGAGTTCAATCACCCTACAACCAGGTTTAGTATGCACTGGTGATGTAGATAATGAGACATATACCTTTGCAATAACAGAACCAGTGAGTGCAAATGTCATAGATAATGTTGCAAAATTTGAAAATATCAACATTTATCAGGGAACTTATTTTGAAAAGACATTTACTTATGATGGATCTCTCGATCAAAGATTTATTTTAGATAATTCTTTCATTGACACCTCTAAAATCGTGGTTTTTGTTAAAAATAAGAATGATCAAGGTAATGGAACTCAGTATACTCTAGCAAATGACATAATCGACATTAATTCGGAGTCAAAAATATTTTTAATTAAAGAAGTTCAAGATGAAAAATACGAATTGAAGTTTGGTGATGGATTTTTTGGTAAAAAATTAGGTCAAGGACCAAATAAAGATGGTGATGTGATCACGGTTAGGTATATTACGACTGATGGTGAGGATGGAAATGGTGTTCAGAGATTTTCTTTCTCTGGATTATTCAAATCTGGAGCCATAACTATAAATGTAGTGGAAACTCCAACAGTTTCAACTATTTCAAAAGCTCAAAATGGTGGAAATATCGAATCAATCGATTCTGTTAAGTATTATTCACCTCTCATGTACTCATCACAGAATAGAGCAGTGACTGCAAGGGATTATGAGGCAATAATTAAGAGAGTTTACCCAAATACAGAGTCAGTTTCAGTGATTGGTGGAGAAGAACTTGATCCTCCAGAGTTTGGAACAGTTGCAATTAGTATAAAACCAAAAAATGGTGATTTAGTTTCCGATTTTTCTAAAAATCAAATTTTATCACAATTAAAACAATACTCAATAGCAGGAATTAACCAAAAAATTGTAGATTTGAAATTATTGTATATTGAAATTGATTCAAACATTTATTATAATGACTCCCTTGTTACAACAGCAGACACATTAAAGACAAATATCATAAATTCATTAAATACATATTCAAAATCAATTAATTTGAATAAATTTGGTGGTAGATTAAAATATAGTAAATTATTAAAGGTAATTGATGATACAGATCAAGCAATTACTTCAAATATTACTAAAATTAGAGTGAGAAGAAATTTACAGGTAACGATAGATAAATTTGCACAATATGAATTATGTTTTGGAAATAGATTTTACGTTGATCCAAACGGATATAATATAAAATCAACTGGTTTTAGTATTTTTGGGCAAACTGGAACTTTATATCTATCTGATGTTCCAAATTCTGATTTGAGAACTGGTATTTTAAGAATAATCAAAATATTAGATGATGATACAATTCGAGTGGTGGTATCATCTGCGGGATCAATCGATTATGAAAAAGGTGAAGTAAATTTATCAACAATTAACTTTGAATCCACTGTTAAACCAAATAATATAGTTGAAGTACAAGTTTTTCCAAGGTCAAATGATGTAGTTGGTTTAAAGGATTTATACGTGTCATTAGACGTTTCAAATAGTACAATAAATATGGTTAGGGATGTAATATCATCAGGTGATGAGGTTTCTGGTGTACAATTTACCAGAGATTTTTATTCATCAAGTTATCCAAACGGTCAAATAATTAGAACATGATACAAACAGGTATTGTAAGTAAAGTCAAAATACAAGATGTCATATCTAACCAAATCCCAAGATTTGTTTTGGATGAAAGTCCTAAAGCTGAGGATTTTTTAAAGCAATATTACATTTCTCAAGAATATCAAGGTGCCTCGGCAGATTTATCTGATAATTTGGATCAATATCTAAATATTCAAAATTTAACACCTGAAGTAATAGTAGATAGTGCAACATTATCAGTTGGAATTACAACTACAACAACCGAAATTGTTGTTTCATCTACAAAAGGATTTCCAAATAGATATGGACTGTTTAAAATTGATGATGAGATAATTACTTATACTGGTGTAACTACAAATACATTTACTGGTTGTATTCGTGGATTCAGTGGTATTACAAGTTATCATTCCAATTCAAACAAAGAAGATTTGTTGTTTAGTACTTCAGTATCAGCAGATCATGCAGAATCTTCTAATATTCAAAATTTAAGTTCTTTATTTTTAAAAGAATTTTATAAAAAATTCAAAAAAACATTTTTACCAGGATTAGAGGAGACCGAATTTGAAGAAAATTTGGATGTTGGAACATTTATAGGTGAAGCAAGGTCATTATATCAATCAAAAGGAACAGAGGAGTCATTTAGAATACTTTTTAATGTTTTATATGGTATAACTCCAAAAATATTAAATTTAGAAGAGAGATTAATAAAACCATCTTTTGCGAGTTATGTAAGAAGGAGAGTTTGTGTAGCAGAACTTTTAGAAGGTAACCCAATACAATTAAAAGGTCAATCTCTGCTGAAAGGTTTAACTGGACAAACACTTTTTAGAAGTGATCTCGACCTTGATATCAACGCATCAATATCTGAAATTGAACCTTTTGAGAGAGTTGATTCTGGACTGTCTGGAATATCAACTTATTATAAGATTGGATTATTTGTTGGATATGATGAAAGTTCTGATGTAGCAGGTGATTTTATAGTAGTTCCAAATACAAAATCAATAGAAAATGTTTCAATTGGAGCAAGTGTTATTACAGTTGATTCAACAATTGGATTTGGAGTAACAGGAACTATCATATCGGGTGTGAATACAGTAAGTTACACAGATAAAACAGTAAATCAATTTTTAAATTGTTCAGGTGTTACAGATCCGATAATTCCTATTCAAGACATTAGATCTGATGTTACTTATTTTGGATTTGAGAATGGAGATTTAGATAAGAAAGTTGTACTGAGATTGACAGGAGTATTATCTGAGTTTGAACAAGATGGAAATGTTGATGTGGAAGAGGGAGAAATAATTTCTGTCAAAAGTATTGGTGATAAAGTAGAAAATCCCAAACAAAATAAATCATATAAAGAAACATTCTGTAATTCATGGATTTATAATACTAGTTCATCATATTTTGTAAATAGGGTAGAATCTGGTGTAATTTATCTAGAAAGTAATATTGATAAATCAAGTTTAAAAAAGGGTGATGTTGTTGATATAGTTGATCGAGGTTCAAATGAAATATTAGAAACTGGAGCTATTGTAAGTTTAATCGTACCAAGTGATAATTCGATTACATTGAATAACTCAAGTTTTTCTTTTCAAAGTAGTGGAAAGTATAAAATTAGAAAAAATTTAAACAAAGCTAATAGTTCTGGGGCACCGATTGAATATGGAAATGGTGCAATAATATCTGATGTTCAAAATGTGTATATTGAAAACGAAAATGCATATGTAACTTCTAACTCTTTACCATCTTTTATTAATAATTTATCTGAATTTTCAAAACAAATCAATGTAAATGTTAAAAATATTTCTCTCAACTTATCAGATCCTAATGGAGGAAGTCTTACAGGATCCACTGATGATCTACAAGATTTTTCAATAATAAATTTTGCTGATGAAGTTCCATTTAAAACTGGTGATAAAGTTTTCTATAGTTTTTCTGACGGAGATTCTCTTGTTGGGTTAAGTACTGGAGCTTATTTTGTTGAAGTTTTGGGGGGACAAAAAAGTATTAAATTATTTGGATCACCTTCAGGTATCGCTGATGATCAGAAAGTAACTTTTTCAAAGAGTTCAAATGATGGAATTCATAATTTTGTTTTATTTTCTCAAAAATCTGGAGTAATTGGAGCACAAAAATTAATTAAAGAATTTCCATTAAAACAAAATTTATCTGATGGTAACAATGAAGAGACACCCGTTGGTCAAACTGGCATGTTAATTAATGGTGTTGAAATATCTAATTATAAATCAAGTGACAAAATGTATTTTGGACCATTAAATAAAGTTGAGGTTTTAAATGGGGGAGACAATTTTGATGTAATTAATTTACCTAGTATAACAATATCATCTGGAATAGGATCGACAGCTTTAGTTCAACCAGTGATAAGTGGTAAAATAGCAGATATTTTTGTCGATGAACAAAATTTTGATTTAGATAAAATTATTTCTATTGGTGTAACTGGTGGAAATGGAACTGGGTGTGTATTAGAACCCATAATAGGAGAAAGGTTTAGACAGGTTTTATTTGATTCTAGACCAACTACAGCAGGTGGTGGAATAAACACATCTACGACAGATAATCCAGAATCTAGAATAACTTTTGAGGGAGATCATAATTTCAAAACAGGAGATGCTGTTATATATGATAACAATCTTCAAGATAGTATCGGAGTTGGTATTGGAACTTCAGTTCTAATAAATGAAGCAACATATTATACAAAATTTATCAATAGTAGAGCTATTGAATTATATGAATCTTTATCAGATTTAAATGCGGGAATTTCAACAATAACTTTCAATGGTAACAATGCTGGAGGAGATCATATATTTAAAGTGGGTCTTCGAAATACTCTTTTAGATGTGAAGGTTATTGATGGTGGTAGTGGATATACAAATAGAAAACTAATAGTTAAACCGACTGGTATTTCTACAACAAACGATACAATAAATTTTGTTAATCATGGATTCAAAGATGGTGATCTTATCGAATATAGTGGAAATATTTCTGGATTAGATACGAGTAAGAATTATTATATTTTATTCAATGATAACGATTCTTTTAGTTTAAGTGATGTTGGAATAGGTGCCACTGATATATCAAATTATGAAAGAAGAAAAAAAGTTATTTTAAATTCAAAAGGATCTGGATTTCAGGAATTTAAATACCCAGATATTAAAGTTACATCTGAGTTTACTGCTATTGGTGTGGGCACCACAGCAGCGACAGCTGTAGAGTTTGTAGAGAGAAGAATCGATTTTACACCAATAGTTAAAGGATCAATAGAACAAGCATATCTTTATGAATCTGGTACAGGTTATGGTTCAACAATTATCAATAATCACAAAAAACCAATTGTAACATTAAAAAATGGAAAAAATGCTTCGATAAAACCCAATATAATAAATGGAAGAATTGATTCTGTTAGTGTTGAGTCTGTAGGAAAAGAATATTTTTCAATTCCTGATCTCGATATTATAGATCCGACAGGTAAAGGTGCTGGTGCTAGATTAAGACCAGTCATTGTGAATGCAGGTATATCCACTGTGATTGTTGTAAATGCTGGTATTGGATATTCTACAGATACATCAATAAATGTTAAACCATCTGGTCAAAACTCAATATTTGACTCTGAAGTAAGATCATTAAAAATTAACGAGCATACTGGAGAAGATAATTATCAACTTTTAGAGGATACTGAGAATAAATTGAAATATTCTTTCAATGGGTATGATATAACATTATTCAACGAAAATGTGAATAATCCTTCAGGGTTGATAGGTTGGTCTTATGATGGAAATCCAATATACGGTCCGTTTGCATATGAAAATCCTGAAAAATACGCAGGTACAGTTAAAAAATTAAAATCAAGTTATGTTTTAGATACTTCTAATATTGTCGATAGACCAAATGGATTTTCTGATGGTTTCTTTATTGAAGATTATAAATTTGATAGTTCAATTGGTGATTTAGATGAACATAATGGTAGATTTGAAATTACACAGGAATTTCCAAACGGTGCTTATGTATATCATGCAACAGTGGGTGGTGGTTCAAACATACCTACATTCCCTTACTTTATTGGTAATTCATATAGATCAAAATCAATACAATTTAACATAGATAAAAACTTACAAACTAATTTTGATTTTAACTCTAATAATTTAATTAGAAATACTTTTCCATATAAAGTTGCAGATAATTTTGCTAATAATGACTTTATAGTTGAAACTAATGAAATACAAGATCAAAAAATAGAGATAACATCAGTTTCTTCTGGATCCATAACAGGGTTTGATATACTATCTGGAGGATCAGATTACAAGGTAAATGAATTTTTAAATTTTGATAATGATGGAACAGGTGGGGATGGTTTAATATCCATAGTATCGTCAGTAGATGGAAAATCTATATCTTCAATAGATACTCAGGTTGGTGTAAAAACTGGATCAGTTATTACATGGTCAGAAAAAGAAATATCAATTTTCACTGAATCTAGTCATGATTTTAAAAATAATGATTTTATTAAAATATCTGGATTATCAACAGACATATCAAAATTAAATAATTCTTTTAAAATCGGTGTAACTACATTTTCTTCAACTACAATTTCAACAATATCTCCATCACCATCTGCAGGTTTTACAACTGAAATATTTGTTGCTGACATACCTAATTTTGTTTCTGCTGGTAGTAGTATAGGTATTGGAACTGAAACTTTAAAAATATTAAATATCTACAAAAATTTAAATGTTCTCACTGTTCAAAGAGGAACAGACTCAGGATATTCTGCAAGTCATCCAGAAGGTACAAATATTCTTTATCTATCAAATAAATTTACAATTAATGAATCAATACCATATTTTGAAAGTAATTTAAATGAAAAAATATTTTTCAATCCATCACAAACAGTTGGATTAGGAACTGATGATGGATCCGAAAACACATTAACATTCCCTTTTGCTGGTCAAAATATTACAAGAAATGTTCCAGTAAAACAAATTCATATTGAAAATCATCCTTTTAAAACAAATCAGAGAATTAAATTCTCAACACCAACTGGAGGTGCGGGACAAAATATAGCAATATCTGCGGATAAAGGAATTTCTACATTTAATTTACCAGAAACTTTATTTGCTGTTAACAAGGGTATTAATTCAATTGGAATTAAAACTGGAATAGGAACTAATTTCTCTGAAGTTCATTTTATCACTGTACCATCTATTAGTGAGGATTTACGTGATAGATATCTATTTGAAACAGTTTTTGATGAAGTCACTTCAAAAACTGAGAGAATAGAAACAACTGTAACTACAACTGAACCTCACGAGTTAGAAACTGGAGATTCAATAACATTACGAGTTGAACCTAATTTATCAGTAGGAATTGGAACATCAACTCAGATAAAAGTATCAAGAGATTTAGTAACAGGAAATATTTTATTCAATCCTGTTGGTTTTGGTTCTACAGCAATCAACACTTTAACTGATTCAATCAGAATTATAAATCATGGATTTAAAACAGGTGATAAAATTAAATATCAATCTAATTTTTTACCAGAGGGATTAGAAAATAAAAATTATTTCATATACAAAGTTGATGATGATGCTATCAAGTTATGTGAAACTCAATTAGATGTAAAGAGAGATATCCCAAAAATAACTGGTATAGGATCCACAGGAGGAAGCACACAATCTATATCTCTAATCAACCCAAAAGTGGAAGTAGTTAAAAACAATGATTTAACTTTTAATCTTTCAGATTCTTCACTATCTGGATATGATTTTAAAATATACTATGACCAAGAGTTTAGAAATGATTATGTATCTGTTGGTGTGTCTACAATATTTGGTATTTCTACATCTGGATCAAATGGATCCGTAGGAGCTGCTTTAACTATAGGATATGGTAGTAGTATCCCAAATAATCTGTTTTATAATTTAGAAAAAACAGGAACAATTAGCACCACTGATAATGATGTAAAAGATTATTCAAAAATATCTTATATTGATAGTGTTTATCAAGACACCTATCAGATTACTAAAGTTAGTGATAATAGTTTTAAAGTTTTTGTAAAAGATAATCCAGAAAAACTATCTTATAATATAGTAGATTGTGACGTATTAAAATACAACACTAGTTCTAAAACAGCAAAAGGTTCTATAAACTCTGTCAAAATTCTTTCTGGTGGGTCTAATTATAAAAAACTTCCCAACTTTATTGGAGTTGGAGGAACTTCTATTGGAAAAGAATCCCTTTTAATTCCCACATCAAACACAATTGGAAATATTGAACAAGTCAGAATAATAAATGAGGGTTTTGAGTATTCTTCTGATACAACTCTAGAACCTGAAAGTCTTATAGCAGACACGGTGAATATAAGTAATACAAATACTTTAGGAATTGTTAGTGTAACAAATGGTGGTTCTGACTTCATTAGTGCTCCTAATGTCATAGTTGTCGATACAGAAACAGGTCAAGAGATAAAAAGTGGTTTCTTAGAACCAATAATGTCAGAAAATAGTATTTCAAGTATTGAAATTAGTGAAAGACCAATTGGTTTACCAGAAAAAGTTGTAACAATAAGAACAATTAATAATAGTAACGGTATTGTTATAACAGATGTGATATCAAATGATACGGGTATTTTTACATGTAGAATTTCTACACCTAACCCAATATTTGCTACAGATCCTTTTTCTGTAAATGATAAAGTTTTTATTGAAGGGATTGAAAGAGTTAGCATTGGTGGATCAGGATTTAACTCTAAGGATTATGGATACAAATTACTCACAGTTTCAAAATATGAACCTAATGTAACTACTCAAGGTCAAGTAACAATTGATGTAAGTAATCTTACATCAAGCACTGGTATAGCCAAAACAGTTGTAGATACATTTGCAAATATAATTAATGAATCTGATTATCCTTCTTTCTTTGTATCTCAAAATCAATCAATATTTGATCTTGATGAGAAACTAATAATAAATGATATTAAAACTGACTCTAAAGTTGTTAGAAGTGATATTGGTAAATTAAAAATTTTTGGAACAAATAGTTTAAGTATAGGTGATAAATTAATCGGAGAAAATTCTGGAAGTCAATGTAACATATCCAGTATAAAGAAAAATAAAGGAAGATTGAAAACTGATTTCTCCATACTAAAAAATCTTTCTTGGAATGATAATACAGGTAAATTAAATGAAGATTTTCAAGTAATACCAGACAATGACTATTATCAAAACATGTCATATTCTGTTCAAAGTCCTATTTCATGGAAAAATTTGAGAACACCAGTAAATAATTTACTTCATACAAGTGGTATGAAAAATTTTGCTGACACAGGTATATCTTCAACTTCTAATTTAGGTGTGGGATCCAGTAGTTTTTTAAATGTAGTTGTAGATTTGACAGAGAAAAAAAGAGTTGATGAAATAAGAAATATAGATTTTGCTAGAGATGTTGATGTAACTGGTGATGTTAGTAGATTTATAAGTTTTGATAATCTAAGATTATCTGATTATGTTGCATGTAAAACTAATGATGTTTTGATAATAGATGACATTTCCAATGAATTTTCAAATTTACAAGGAAATCCTGATAATTTTCTAGACTTGTTTAATTTTTCTGATTCTGTTCTTACCGAATTGTTCAATGATCTTACAATAGTTACTAAAAGTAGTAGTTCGCCTTCAAATAAGATTCAAATATCAAACCTACTTTTACTAAGTAATGGAAACCAAAATGTACTAGTTGAAAAATCTAATTTAATAAATTCTGGAAATGGTCCAGATACAGATGATGATGTTTTTGTTGATTTTTTCCTTAATAAAGATGAAACTTCTACAGTAGAAGATACTTTAAGATTCATACCAAAAACAAATCCAATACCAGGAAATGAAGTTGATTATGATTTGAAAATATTCTCATCTCAATTTAATACAACATCAACTGGTGTAGGAACCACTTCTATAGGTCCAATAAATTTAACTTCAGGTATCCAAATATGCCCTGCGGGAATAACAACAAATATTATTAGTGTTCCAGTTGATGAATTTGAATCTTTATATGCAACAATACATGTAATTGATGAAGTAACTAGAGAAATGAATTTGGTAGAGAGTTTTGTATCTCATTCTGGTACAGATACTTTCCTTACGGAAGCTTTCTTCAATACACAGAAAAAAGACTTTTCAACAAGTAGACTGGGTATTGTAACATCAAGTATATCAAGTGATAATTTAATACTTAGTTATCAAAATAACGAATCAAATACTTTAAAATTAAAAACAAGAGTGATAGGAATTGGAACAACAGGTGTTTCTGATGGAACTTTTAGATTTAAATCATCTGGTCAGAACGATGGATCAGAAAGAACTTCAAAATATACAGGAATATCAACAAGAAATGTTGGAGTATCTACAATACTTAATTTAGATTCAAATCTTTTCAATAGTGTTAAATCAGTTGTAGAGGTCAGCATAGGATCATCTAAAGCTGTTCATGAGGTTTTATTCCTGCACGATGGAACAGATGCTTATGCTCAACAGTCTGGATCATTATCAGTAACAAAAGATTATACATCGGAATATGATCCTTCCTCTGGATTAGGAACTTTTGGTGCCATTCTTTCTGGATCTAATTTTATACTTGAGTTTCATCCAGATAATTCATCAGGAATATCAACAGTGGTTGCATTAAATCATTGTTTATATACAGAAATGGATACTGTAAATGATCCAGATGATCATACCTACGGTGTAATAACTG